ATAAAATTTAAAAAAAATGGCCTCAAAACAAAAATTATCGCCTGCGGCGAAGAAGCGTAAAGCTGCTAGAGATTTAGCTTATGCTAAAACTGCGGACAGAAAGGCTAAAAAAGCACATGCACAGCGCGAAAGGCGTAAGGCAAAGAAGAATGGTGTCAATGTTAAGGGTAAAGATTGGGATCATAAGGACGGAAGATGGGAAAAAGTGTCTAGGAACCGCGCAAACGACGGTGAGGGCACTAAAAAGGAGGGTAAAAAAAGGTACAAGGTACCAAAACGTAAAACTAAAAAGAAAAAATAAAAATTATGGCCAGATTAATAAGTTATCCAATTATTTCTACGATATCTTCGGAAGATTTAATACCTATATCAGATACATCGGATGCAAATAGACCGTTATATAACGTTGAGGTCAGCAGATTGTCTGATTTCTTTAATGAAAACGGTTTTTGGTCCCCAATTAGTGGCGGTATAAACTATTCCGGCGGTAATGTGGGTATTGGAACAGCTACACCCACGGTTCCCCTATCAGTTACGAAAAATGCTACTGGATATGTAGCTGAGTTTGTAAACGGTTCTAGCGCTGGATACGCTGGTGTAAATATAAGGGCTCTACCTCGACCAATGCTTTTTCAGTAGGTAATTCGGCTGGTGACCGAAACTTTATGGTAACAAGTGACGGCCGCGTAGGTATAGCTCCTTCAGTTACAACGCCTGCTTCAGCTTTAGACGTACAGGCTTTAGGAAATGCAACGGATTCTGCGTTACTTAGATTAACAAATACCAGCACAGACAACAATACGTTAATGAAAGTTGCCAGCTTTTACTATCGTAATAATCCTGCCGGATCTCCTCCAGCTTACTCGGAAAGAGGATTTATAGGGTCAAATCAATATACTGTTCAATACAGTACATCTTCTGATTATAGATTAAAAGAAAACATCGTACCTATATCTGATGGTATAAAAAGAATTAAACGACTAAAACCATGTAGATTTAATTTTATAGGTGGGAGTGCCGACTATGTTGTAGACGGATTTTTAGCGCACGAGGCAGGGGAGGTTGTTCGCGAAGCTATAAATGGAGAGAAAGATGCAGTTGATAAAGACGGCAATCCAGTATACCAAGGTATTGATCAAAGTAAGATAGTGCCTTTGCTTACAGCTGCATTAAAGGAAGCTGTAGCCAAAATAGAAAAATTAGAGGCTAGAATAAACGATTTGTAAAATAATTAAATAAAGCCCACGCGTAGCTTTTTAAAATTACGTGTAATTATATAATAAAATTTAATCTAATGAATCAAATAGTAAAAAAGTTTAGCTTTGGAGACAAAGGCAGAGACAAAGTATTTAAGGGTGTTGAAACCCTAACAGAAGCCGTAGCCTCAACACTAGGCGGCGGCGGAGAATGTGTTATTTTTGAAGACGCGCAAGGCATACCTGTAATAACTAAAGATGGAGTGACGGTAGCGGAGCTGTCGGTGTTGTTCGACCCCGTAGAAAATATGGGAGCTTCTTTGGTAAAACAAGCAGCTAGAAGAACAGTTGCTGAAGCAGGTGACGGAACTACGACGTCTACAGTATTAGCACATGCAATATTAAAAGAATTCGACGAGTCGAAAGATAAATTTACTAGCAGACAAAAACGGGATGCTATTAATAAAATAGTGGATAAGGTATTAACTTATTTGGATAAGAATGCAAAGCCGGTTAACGGCAGCATGATTGATGAAGTTGCAACTATATCTACTAATAATGACGAAGAGTTAGGCGAACTAATTGCAGACGCATACAGAGCGGTTGATTTAACCGGTGTGGTAATGATGGAAACATCCAATGATGGAGAAACTAGTATAGATGTAGTAGAAGGAGTGCAGTACGAAAAAGGGTTCACTAATAATCACTTTGTAACCAATCACGCAGCAAACACCGCAGAATTGGTTAACCCTAAAATATTGCTCGTTGATTCAATGATCGATACTATCCGACAGATACAGACAGTATTAGAATACGTAATTAAAAACAACATACCTCTACTTATTGTAGGCGATGTTGATCCTAAGGTAATAGCTGCATTAGCTATGAATAAAAACAAGGGATCTATAAAAGTAAATGTAATTCCCGCGCCAACTCACGGTGTAAATAGAAAAGAGGTATTTGATGATTTAGCTTTATTAACGGGGGCTACTGTAGTTAGTGAAAATCTAGGTGATGATTTAGATATGATTGACCTATCCTATTTAGGAACGTGCATTAAAGCGGTATCTACATTCAGAGACACAGTATTCCAAATAGACGAGGAGCAGTCAGAAGAAGTGCAGGCTCTAATTAACAACATAAAAGAAGAGCTGTTGACGGAATCGCTCCCGGGTAAAATTATTAAGCTTGAAAAGCGATTAGCTATGCTGGCAGCAAAACTAGCTATAGTAAAAGTAGGGGGAAACTCTGAGGTAGAATTAAATGAAAAGAAAGATAGGGTGGAGGATGCAATATGCGCTACTAAAGCTGCTATCAAAGAAGGTGTGGTTGCAGGCGGAGGCATTGCGTTGATTAACGCAGCTAACAGCATTAAAGCAAAAAATTCGGCAGAGAAGTTAGTTTTAGAAGCGCTATCCTACCCTTACAATACAATAATGAAAAACGCCGGGTTAGAGTTACGAAGCATCGAAAAAAAAAATTGGGGTGTTAATGTAGAAACTGGCAAAATGGTTAATATGTTTAAAGCAGGTATCATAGACCCTGTATTAGTTACAAAATCAGCTTTGAAAAATGCTGCTTCAGTTGCTTCGACTATATTGTCAACCAACTGTGTTATGTCTAACGAAAGAGGTTAATATGAAAGCAATAGGTAGAAACATAGTAATACAGAAATTAAAGGAGGGCATAACTGAAACTAAAGGCGGATTGCTTTTAGCAGAAAGTCATAGAGAAGACATAAGATATGTTCAGGCTACAGTTGTGTCAACTGGTAGCGAATGTGATGGAATTAAGAAAGACGACGTAATATATTATGACAGGCATGCCGGGCATAAGATAGAACTAGACAAACAAACTTTTCACGTTATAAAAAATAGCGATGTAGTATTCGTTTTATGAAAAAGCTAACTGGTGGTAATATAAAAGATTTAGGTTTACTGAAGCATTATAGAATTATACGCAAATGGGCTTGCAAAACAAACGGAATAACAGATGCAGATTTAGAGCTATTAATATATTTTGATTGCTTGGGGCAATTCAGAAAACGAGACTTCGAAGATGGTAGCTTAACATATTCTTGGGACAATAGAAGATGGAATAGGTTATTGAAAGAAGGCTGGATAGTAAAATGGCGAGGTTATAACGGATCTGATAAAAGCTATAGCATATATAAGATAAGTTTTAGATGCCAATGCTTAATACAGCAAATATATCGCATAATGCTAGGAGAGGAAGATATACCTACTTCAACTAGGCGTAACCCTATAATGAAAAAAAGATCTTACAGCGATAAAGTATATTCTGCTGCATTTAATAAAGTTAACGAAGATAAAACAAGATACTTATGATGAACTTAGGAATGATGAGCCAAATGCCTACAGGGCGACTCGAAGAAACAATGGATCTAGCAAGAAATAGATTTGACGCAAGAATAAACGGAACGCCTATGGAAAGAGCATTAGAAGCAACAATGCCTACTAATGCAGCTACCTTGGCGCAACAGCAAGCTGCTGCTGGGGTATTTCAACCCGGCACGTCAAACTTTGCAGTGGATCCTTTACTAAACACAAGAAAATATTAAAAAGCTATGGAATACACAGATAAAATAACTCACAACAATGGTAATGGTGGTAAAACACCTATACAAGGTATCCAAGGGGAACAAGCTATATGGCAAGGGCCGTTAAGTCAAGAGGGTAGACCTCATAAGCCAGGAAGCTCAAGAGGGCCAAACGGAATGCAGGTATTGAAATATCCCTCGCCTTACGAATATAAACCTATAACAGAGTGTGCTAAAAGAGGTCGCTACCATGAGGATTACCTCTAATTTTAAAAAATCGGAATTTGATTGTAACTGCGGCTGCGAGATGCCTGACGAAGTTTTTTTTAACATAGAAAAACTAGCTAACCAGTTACAGTATCTTCGAGATTTTATAGAATTACCAATAGGTATAACTAATGCATATCGATGCCGAAGCCACAACAAAGCAGTGGGCGGAGTTTCTAACAGCCAACATATATTAGGTAAGGCAGCAGATTTGCAGGTTAAAGGTATATCTACTGATGAACTGTACAAAGTTATAGATACATTGGCTGAGTATAATCATGTAATGCAAGGCGGACTAGGCCTGTATGATACATTTGTACACTACGATATACGCGGAAAAGAAACAAGATGGAATAATAAAACAAAATAGTTATGGCGGAAAAAAAGAAAAAAGCTGCTCCTAAAAAAAGGGGTAAAGCTCCATCGCGTAAAAAGTCAGAAGGAAACTACGCTAAAGTAAAAAAGGGTGGAGGAACAGGCAAAAAAGCAGGCGGCGGAATGACCGCTAAAGGTGTTGCTAAGTATCGCAAAGATAATCCCGGTAGCAAGTTAAAAACTGCTGTTACAACACCGCCATCAAAACTTAAGAAAGGCAGTAAAGCTGCTAAAAGACGCAAGTCGTTTTGCGCAAGATCCAAGGGCTGGAAGTCAGAAAGAGGATTGGCTGCAAGAAGAAAATGGAATTGCTAATATGAAAAGAAACAAACCAAATTGTGGATGTTTTAGTAAATACATGAAAACACCACAAGTAGGAGTAAAAGGATCCAAAGGAAGAAACGGCTGGGATGCAAAACCGGTTTTTAGAATAACTAATCCAGGTAGACGATGAAGAGAACCAAATCAAAAAAAGATGCTTGTTACTATAAGGTAAAAGGATCATACAAAGTATTTCCATCGGCTTACGCGAGTGGTGCAATAGCCAAGTGCCGTAAAAATAAAGGCAAAAAGTAATGGCTGTTCGTAAAACCGCTAAAGGCGCATCTTTAAAAAGATGGTTCAAGGAAAAATGGACAGATGAAAAAGGCAACCCATGTGGATCTACCAAAAACAAAAAGACCAAAAAGTGTAGACCATCAAAAAGGGTAAGCTCTAAAACACCTAAGACGTGGAAAGAAATGTCACCTGCCGAAAAAAGAAAAGCGGTAGCAGAAAAGAAAAGAACAGGGATGGGAAAAAGAACCTCATCATTAAAACGTAAAACCAAAAAAAAATAATATTATGCCGACAGTAAAAGGAAAGAAATTCGCATACACAGCAAAGGGGAAAAAAGAAGCGGCTGCCTATAAGAAAAAAATGACTAAGAAAAAGAAAAAATGAGTAAGATAATTTCATGGCTAACCGGTGGTCTTATAAAAGAAGTAGGAACGGTAATTGATAGCTTAACTACCACCAAAGAGGAAAAGCTAGAAATTAAAAAACAATTGCAGGTTATTCTTGAAAAAGCCGAGGCTAATGCTCAAGTAGAGGTTACTGCAAGATGGAAATCAGACATGAGCTCTGATAGCTTTCTTTCAAAAAATATTCGGCCTATGGTATTAATATACCTAACGTTTATATTTTCTGTATTAGCATTTGCTGACGGGAATATAGGAGAATTTAAAATAGCTGAAGCATACATACCTATTTTTCAAACATTGTTGGTTACCGTTTACGGAGCATACTTCGTGGGTAGATCTTGGGAGAAAGGCAGGAAGATAATGAATAATAAAGAGAAATAAAGTAGTTTTACGAGATTTCGTGTAATTATATAATAAATATAATAACAATTAAATCTAATACTATGAAAAATCTAATTATTGCATTATTTATTACACTAGCGTCATTTACAGCAAAAGCGCAAGAAGCTTATAATGGCATGTGGGTAAACAAAGAATCTTCCTACGTTAAAACAATAATAGCTAGCGAGTATAAAATATTACAGGTTTTTAACACCAGTTTTGATGAGCTTAGAGTTATAAAAGAAACTATTGTTAGCCAAGGGACAAAAGGATTTGTCACAAAGCTACATAATAAACAAAATGGGTATGAGGTCACAATAGCATATCGCATACAGGAAAACGGCACTGTGCTTTCCAGTTATCACGGTGATTTAAACAATGAATATATAATAACAAAATTACAATAAAAAAATTATGGCTTATAAGCAAAATGCCGGTAGAGGCAACTTAAGAAACTTAAAAATAGATGCTCTTACAAACGGCGGAAATAACCCAACAGACCCACCTAAAAAGGAAATGGTCAGTGTACCAACTTCTGACGGCTACAATATAGACGTACGTAAAGGCAGTAATATGTATAAGCAATATGAAGAAATGGGGTCGGTAATACAAAGTATGCGCCCTATAAATGTAAATAAAGATACTGACCCTAGAACAAGCGGTATATCAGAAGCAGATATGAAAGCCAGGATAAAAGTATTAACAACTAGAAACCAGTTAAAAAAAGACCCTAACTCAGGCAACTAACTAATAAAAAAAAATAATTATGGCATTTAAAATGACACCAGGGATTAAAGGTAAGCCCGCAATGGACAGAATTAAAAATCTAAGCGCTTGCGGAGGACCAGGCCAACCACCTTGCGAGCCTTTGTTCGAAAAAGAAAAACAGGAGATGAAAATAAAACGATTTAAAAAAGCTACAAGCAGAAAAGCTCCTGTTAAAGAGACCCCTGTTAAAGAGACACCTCCTAAAGAAGCTCCTGTTAAGCCGGGTAAGCCTGTTTTAGAGAACCCTGTTAAACCGGTTAAACCGGTTAAGCCTATTGAAGGAGGCGAAGGCGAAGGAGAAGGCGGTAAAAAACCGGGTAAAGGGAAAAAATAATATAAATTAATAATTAAATTAAATCAAATCAAAATGAGTAAAGTAAAAAAAATGGAGGCAACTTCAAAGGCAATCACTAAAGACGAGTTAAAAAAAGTTACAGATCTGCAAACAGAACTGCAATCGTATTTAGCTAATATCGGCGTATTAGAAGTGCAAAAAGCTAAGGCTATCTATCAGGTCAATATGCTTGAAAAAGATATGGATCAGGTTAAAAAAGATATTGAGGCTAGTTACGGTGCTATCAATATTAATCTTACTGACGGAACTTACGAAGAAATAAAAGCGTAAGTTATGGAAAGTGTTATAAGAAAAATTAGTATCGGGGCTGACTATAAAAACGAAGCAATGCATTACTCTGTTAAACAGACAGTTTACGGCGGTCACGAAATTTCTCATATAATATTCAAAGAGTCTGACAATTCTTATAATATATTTATAAAAAAACAAGACGAGGTAATGCCATGGAAGAAATTTAATTCTAACATGGCAATATCCGTTGAGTATGACTTAGAGTATTAATGAGAAGTATATATGACTTTATCGTAAAGCCAGTTGGCAAAAGATATGATAATGAGATACAGGTTGGAGAGCACACCCTGATAACAAATAGCTCTATAGAAAGTTTTAAGCACGTTAACAATATTGCGGAAGTAGTTGAAACACCAGCCGCATTTGCAACACCTATAAAAAAGGGAGACTTAATTGTCATACATCACAATGTATTTAGAGTTTTCTATGACATGAAAGGAATCAAAAAGAACAGCAGATCATTTTTAAAAGATGGTTTATTTTTTTGTGGTATTGATCAAGTGTATTTATACAAAAGAAATAAAACTTGGAAATCATTCGGTGACAGATGCTTCGTTGCGCCGGTCAAAAATAAAGACGTTTTAAGCAATGAAAAAACGGCTGATCTTATTGGTATACTAAAAATAGGTAATAGCTCCTTGAAGAGCGCTGGAATCAATCCAGGAGACATAATAGGGTTTACGCCTAATAGCGAATGGGAATTTGTTATAGACGATCAGATTATGTATTGTATGAAATCAAATGATATTGTTATAAAGTATGAACTCGATAGAAACGAAGAGGAGTATAATAGCCGCTGGGCGCAAAGCAATTAAAGAATTAGTAAAGGTAGCAGAGGAAAAGATCGTTGACTCAGAGGAAGATATATCAGCTGACAGACTTAAAAATGCTGCCGCTACTAAAAAGCTTTGTATATTAGACGCTTTTGAAATATTAAATAGAATACAGGAAGAAGAAAGTATGATTGCAGAAGCAACTAAAACTTCAGACAAGCCTGCATTCAAAGGTTTTGCGGAAGGGAGATCTAAGTAATGGCTTACGAACAAGAATTATATAGTATAGTCAAAGACTATATCAGGCCTCAAGCGATTAAGAAAAAAAATCGTTACGCAAAATGGGAATACGGTTATGATAAAGAGCACGATGTTGTTGTTATAAGTAAAACCGGTAAAATAGGGGATATATATTTAATAGGCGGTGTGCATATTGCATTACCGCTATTACAAGATAAGCCTGCTAAGGGTATAAACAAGTGGGAAGCAGCTGAGTATCCAAAAGAATTAAGTAAAATAAAAAGCGAAGCGGATTGGGTAAAATATCCAAATGCTTTCAAAGAAAAATGGCATGAGTATATTGACGAAGAGTTTAACAGGCGCGAAGAAGGTTTTTGGTTTTATAACAAGGACAAGCCTACTTACATTACTGGTACTCATTACATGTACCTGCAGTGGTCCAAGATTGATGTTGGGCAGCCAGACTTTCGAGAATCAAACAGATTATTCTACTTATTCTGGGAGGCTTGCAAGGCAGACAGCAGATGCTACGGTATGTGCTATCTTAAAAACAGACGGTCAGGATTTTCTTTCATGGCTTCCGGCGAGACCGTTAACCAAGCAACAATATCTTCGGATGCTCGATTTGGTATACTGTCCAAATCTGGACCCGATGCAAAGAAGATGTTTACAGACAAAGTTGTACCAATATCGGTTAACTATCCATTCTTCTTTAAACCAATCCAGGATGGGATGGACCGTCCAAAAACAGAACTCGCATACAGGGTTCCCGCCTCAAAATTCACAAGGAGAAAACTTGACTCCAACGCAGTACCAGAAGAAATCGTCGGTCTTGACACCACGGTGGACTGGAAAAACACGGGCGACAACTCGTACGATGGTGAAAAACTAAAACTATTAGTACACGATGAAAGCGGCAAATGGGAAAGACCAACAAATATACTT